TTATATAACTTGATTGCCATTGCCAGTAAATAGTCCTTGAGCTTGATCCTTTGCAGTTTGCCTAATGTTTTCTCGGTCACGCTCCATGATAGCATTGATTTCTGCTATGTTGACTTGTGCTCCGTATTTAGCGGTTAATTCTGCTGCTTTTAGTCTAATCTGTGCTTCTGTCTCATCACGCTGTCTGTCATCATCCATGATAATTTTCATGCGATCAGTCTCAGCATCAATGATAGCTTTTTGTGCCTGGTTCTGTGCTTTCATAGCTTCTGCTTGTGCCAACATGGTAGCCGCATCCGGTTGTTGTGGTTCCGGTGGTGCGGGTGGCATAGGTGGTACTTGAGTGTTAATAAAGCTATTAGCATCTTTAAATCCAGCAAGTTCAATCATGCGTGTGAGCGTATTAGAGTATTGCTGTAAAGATACCAATGGATTTTGTGGTCCAAGTGTTTGTAATATTTGCTCTTGTTTTTGTGCCATTTGTTGCAATATGCCGAACTTCTCTTGATCGGAAGATTTAGAGATAGCTACATTGACCACCATGTCTTTATCTGATTCCCAGTATCTAGGATCAACAGGAATAAATTGACCTTCAAGTCTAAAGACATCTTGTGCGTTTTGATGTTTGATAATTAAGTTATTAACGATTTTAAACATTTGCTTCATTCCACCTTCGGCAAAATGTCTGCAAATAATTTCAATTCGGCCTTGTGCTCCTGACATGGTAGCGGATACTGCTGCACTGGTGCTTGATTGCAAGGCGTCTGCATTTAAACCGGCAGATGCTTTAGACACACCAGTCCTATTCTCTTTTGCCTCATCTAAGTATCCAAGAACAGGAAAAGCCTCTTTACCAGCGAAGGGTACTGTAAAGGGTTGAACCATCCCAGGGGCACGAACTCGAATAGGTTGTCCGATATCAGTATTGAGAACATCATCAATATTAACTTGACCTTCAACGACAGCCATACGAGGAAAGATAGAGTGTCCTAATGAATCAAGAGTATCTCGCATAATCTGTGATTTTGCGGCCTGGATAGGCTTAAGATAATCTGCTGGACACGAACCGATTGCAGTATGTGGTTCAGGATCTGGGCAGAACATAGTAATAGGAAGATCATCCCATTGTTCTACATTCAGCACATTTACGCCTTCACCCGCAGTACAAACTCTAATTCTTTCATCGATGCCATCACCATCGAAGTCATAAAATAAATAATGTTCTACATATAAAACTTCTTTTGCTCCGGTATCACTTCGATCCGGGTATACCATGTTGTCAAATGGATTTCTTGCCTCGATTTCATCATAGGCTTCTGGGTCAACCGCACTTGAACTTTGTGTTGCATATTGCTCAATCTCATCTTGGTCATAACCCATAGCAACCAAATCAGAAACAGATTTAATCATTCTATGTGCAACATAAGATGCAGATTCTAAATCTCTAGCGTTCCTGGAAATTAAAACTTCTTCTGGTGGTATTGATTCAATACACACTTGATCTTTAGATTTAATTCTACGAATAGTGAGATCATACTTAGTAGGAATTTCTTGTGTGACCTCTTCACCAGTTAAAGGATCCATTTGTGTAATGGTTTCCATGGTGACAGATTCTTTAACAATCTCTACATTAGGATCAAGAACTAAGGCTTGATATGAAATAGGATCTAAGTCTGTGTATTCGCTCGTTGTTGAGGTAATAGAATCATCCCAAAAAACTTTAACAAAACCACTCTTTCTAACCAAGGCATCTTTAAACGCATCATATAAAACTTGGAAGCCAGGATTTTTTTCTTGAATGATGTAATTAACATAATTGGTTTGTTGCTCGGCAACAGGAATATCTTCCGGGCCATGCGGTACAAATTCGACAATCTTTTTGGTACCAAAGAATGTACGCATGATAGATGGCAACATAAAAAGTACAGTGTCTCTAACATCAGTTGAAACAAATTCAGACTGCATACTAGATTGTGCTTGTGGTTGTTCACCAAGATAATACTCAGTTGATTCTGCTCGTTCTGCACCGACTTGATGAATGAAATCTTTTGCATCATCCATCTCGGATTTGATAACACCAGCAAGGTGTTCCATATCAACTTCTTCATTAACTTCGACTTCTACTTCAGAAGATTCCATCTCTTCTTTCTCAAGCATATCTTCTATTTTGTCTTCGTAATCTTTTGCCATGTAAAACTATCCCACTCGTATGATTCGAGATTTTAAAGGTTTTTTGAAATTATAACCGAAATAACTCTCGCTTCCACTAAAACTTGCGGCAGAACTTGCCATGGTCAATGCAAGTGCATCTGCTTTGTCCGGAGATTTTATACCACGCTTTCGCATTTCATCTTTCGATTCAATTTTTATTTTTCCGCTAGAAGTATATTTGTATTGCGGTGATGCAAGTTCAGATGCTAATTCATCATCCTCTGGTAAACGACAATCTCTTTGGGCCAACCAGTCTTTAACTGCAAACCAAAGTTCCGCACGAAGGTTCAAATAATTTTTTTTGGTACTCGGTGCTTCGGCAACATTTACGCCACGCACGGGAAGGTTTTGCTCACGCAAACGATCAACCACTCCGGATCCTAAACCAATGACATCGATTAATATTTCTTGCGGTTGCTCCATCACAGTAGCATCGTCAAATCTATTTTTTACCGCTCCGCACAATTGCATTAAATCCATAGACGGAAAAGTAATGATTTCAAAAACAGTATTTCCCTGGCGTACGCACAGAGCAGAATTATCACCACCAAACCTTGCAACATCTAATCCCCATAAAATAGGCTCAGATGCGGTGAGAGACACATCTCTGCCCATGGCTGTACGGACAAGTTCCATAGGTATGACAGTATCATCGTCTGCGGACGGAAATTCGCCCATAACTTCTACCCTGGCAACAGTAGAATCTTCGCCATATTGTTCGATCATGCGTTGGAATAGTTCTTTGTCCGTGCCCTCGACCGTGCGGGAGTCTATTTGTTCGGTTTTCCAGAACTTGCGTTTAGAGTGAAAAGAGTCGTAGAAAGGTCCTGAGTTCCTGCGTGGGTTAGAGAAGGTGAACCAAAATCGATTTTTCGTTGGTTCGGAAAAGAATCCTTCGGATACGGAATATATGGGTGCTGGTATACCGGAAGCCTCGTCCATAATTAAACAAACTCCGTATGATGAGTGAATACCAGCGAACGCATCCGGGTTTTCTTCGCTCCATAGCTGTGCTTGTGCGTAATAGTAACCAGTATCGATTTTTAGGTCCTCAACGAGTGCATTTTCGAACCATTGTGCTGGTTTTATTGCGGTAGCAGTCTTGTTAAACCAGTGAGAATTTATGGATAAAGTTAGCCATTTACCTAATTCTGCCCATGTTCTAGTTCTAAGCTGCTGTTCTGTGTTAGCTGTAACAATAATGGTTGCTCCTAACCTGGTAGAAAGCATCCATAAAATAATCCAAGAGACTAATGCAGACTTTCCAATGCCCCGGCCTGAACCAACTGCCAATCTAAACATCTCTGGTAAATCAATGGCTTCGTTTTTTCTAATATGGTTTGCAATATCTCGCAAAATTTTTTCCTGCCACTTACGAGGACCAGTAAAATGTTCGAGGGGGGTATCTTTTTCACCCCAGGGGAAGACAAATTTAACAAAGTTTAATGGATCATCTTTGATGTTAAGTGACCAAACTGCGGTCATTAATTCTCTTTCTTGGTTAATTGGATATTTCATATTTCAAAAAAATTAAAAAATTTTAGTTCAACAGTTATACGTATATACGCCCCCCCCACGCACGAAAGGGGGGGGTCAAATCGTTAATCCTCTATTTATTACACAGACGCACACACGCACGAACGGACGGGGCCTAGATTCTCTCAGCGTCATTGGGGAGAAAAGGGAAGGCACTAAAAGGAGGCCTCGTCCGAATTGTCTATATAGTCGTCCTGGCCTTCCTGGTCGCTCGTGCGTTCGCTCGTGCGTTCCCGTGCGTCCTGGAGATTGAGTTGTTCTTGTGGCTCGTCCGGGCGTACGTCCAGGATCCTGGAGTTAGCGTTCGATAAGATCCCGGCCAGGTCCAGGTTATGATTTACTTCTTGACGATCTGCCCATTGATCCGGGGCACGGTTCTTTAAGTAGAATATCTGAGCGGTGACATTGCCATCCCGTGCGGAAGTCATAAGAGCGTTAGATATTTTTTCTACGCCTAATGCTTCCCCTTTTTTTATAGCTTCCTCAATTTCCGCATTTTCTTTTCTGCGTCTGTCAATAGTTGACCAGGAGACACCGAGACATCTTGCAATTTGGCCTGAGGTCAAACCCTGGGAACCAAGTTGCACAATCTTGGCCAAGGTATCCGGATCATTTAATTTGATTTTCTTTCGTCCTGGTTTGTTTGGCATATCCTATTCTAATGCAGTTTTGAGTAAGTTAATCATCTTTTTTTAAAAATAAGTTGACATTCTAATATTACCTATGAGAGAATCAAGAAACCTAGGGAATACCTGGGCATTTTAAGGAGATAGAAAGAATGAATAACTTAACCAACACAAATAACAGTCCTGGATTCAAGGGCGACAAGTTGGACCTTATAGCCGACATATTCGAAAAAAGAAGTGGTTTAATTTTTGATGATTGTTTAATACATGAAGGATTCAGAAACATTGTCATTGACTCATCAGATGAACCAGCAGAAAAGATAGCTATTAAATTAGATGTCTATATGTATGGCCTTAAACTTGAGGTGGCCAAATGATAAACACAAACCAACAACCAACATGCCAGGAATTAGTCCAGGACAAATTCAACAATATTGAATCCGATTATAAATCGGCCCGGGAGTTCTTCGAGGAATACCAGGACGCAACCGAAGGCCAACGAATTGCCCTGGAAGTTTTAGATAAAAAGCGGGGAGATTATTTTCACGAGTATGATGATCTATTCGACTATGTGAACCAAACCGCTTTATCCTGGGATTATGTAGATAGCGAGGGCAGAGAGGCCGGATATTATCGATTGCAGTTATCCTGGGGCGGACCATCTGACGAGTTCCGCATTTATTTCGACCAAGATAAAGAAATAGACATTATCGAATATTGGTATATGGATTGGTTTGATGGTGCCCATGTCCTGGTTCCTAAAGACTCCGAGTCCTGGAACATATGCGATCAGTTCCTAGAATGTGAGAGGTGGTCTTAATGTACGAGGTAATAATTGAATATGATAACCAGGGGCCGGTCGTTGTGATGCGGTCCGCTAACCTGGGGCAATGCCTGGACAAACAAAAAAGATTGATCCAGGCCGGGCATTTAGATTGTTTTATATCGAGGGTGAAAAAATGACATTCACAGAGGCGGTAAACAAATATAATTGTTATGCCCGGGATGTCCTGGGATTAGTTGGCGAGTTAGAAATACCAAGCCGGGATAAATCAACAATTCTAAACCAGGTTAAAAACCTAAAAGATGACTTTGTTTATGTGCTGAGAAATCATAACGGGAGAACCATTGCAACGATTGATATTAAAAGGGGCCGAGTATTATGAAACAAGAAGAAACAACCCGGATTAATTACCGAGGCGTTGCGGTCGATCTAACACTTACCAGGAACTACTTTGAAGGCGTTGACCATATCGAAGTGCAAACCCTGGACGATCACCCGATCCCACTAACCCCCACCGGGTACAGATCCCACTTTTGCCATATATCCGGAACTTTTACTATGGACCAGGCCATTGAATGGTTTTACCAGGAGAACGGGAAAAAGGATTCCAACGGATTCCAGGACGACTTCTTTTCTAGCGTCTCACATGAGCCACACGCAACGGAAAGCATTAAACAGGATGAAACTATCAAGAATATAAAATCTTTTAACTCTGAGCCTCTGACGAAACCAGGGGCGAAGGCAAACCAACCATCATTATTTTAATAAGGAGTAAAACATAATGAACGACACACTAAACGAAGTCATCCAGGATTTGGCGGACCTAAGTTATACCGCCCTGGATTTAAAGGAAGATATCACCACCGGTGAACCATCTATCCAAACCGCCCTGGAGAAAATTAACAAGATTCACCAAGTCTTAATATTTAACCAGGATAAATTAATTGAATTAACCAAGGGGGAAAAATGAAATACGAAGTAAAACTAGAGGTGATTGAAACTCACTATTTAACCATTGATGCTGATAGCAAAGAAGATGCGGAAAAAATAGCCGGAACGCACGGCCTTGATTCTGCTGACGCACATACTACAGATGTAGAAATAATTTCAACAATTAACTTAAACGAGGGGGAAAAATGAGCGCAATTAGTAAAAATATCTATATAAATAGAAAAGATTGTTATGGCAACCTTGAAACAGTTGACGAATTTAATCAAGGGCGTAAATACGCCAAGGAAATGTTAAAAGAATATCGCTTATCTGATACTGGCGCGTATTACTACATGAGCCAAAGATGTTGCAAAGATTGGCTAGAAAATGAAACTGCACAATGGGGGAAACATGACACAGCATAGAGAAATGATAGAGGAAGCGAAACGCTTACTAAATAGCAAAAGGGAAAACATACCAAGCATGAGCAAAGACTTTGGTAAAGACTACTGGCTCTTAACCTATCCATGCGGGAAGATTGTTAAAACTTACGAGGACAAGCGCAAAAAGGATGTAATAATCCAGGATTCATATTTATGAATAAATTAATAAAACTTATTAAACAATTTATGGGTAAGTGTCCAAGCTGTAAAGGGTTTGGCACTATGCCGGACGGAACAACTTGCAAAGATTGTTGGGGGTCCGGGCGTGATTGAGATACTCGGCTACATCTTCGGTATTGGTTTTCTTATATGGCTTATCGCCTTTATCATTCTTTATGCGGTGGCCAAGCACTACGAGAACAGATAATCAATACCCGGGGCGAATGTTTAGGGTTTTTCTCCAATCCCCTTGAACGCATCTCGCCCCACCTTTAATATTTAATTATGGTTAACGACTACAGAAAAATCTACAAAGGGGCCAGGATCGTTCGAGCCAACGCATCCACGGAAACGGATCTGCACGAGCACTCGTACGGATCCGGCTATGATGAATACCCAATCGATCCGGCTATCTTACAAGAGGCTGAGAACTATGTATCCCGCACGGGAGAAATGATTTTTTCTAACATGAAGGCAAAGATCAACTCAAAGAAAAGCAAAGGTTTCGCACGAGGGTTTGTACACAAAACGATCAACCGCTTTTAGCGATCCCCTTGCTCAGACAATTCTTCGATCATTACGACACCCAGGCCCACGAGCAACAAATGTTTCCGGACGCCCGGTTTCGCTTGTTTAACGATCCTACGCTCACCCTCGACCGCAATCCATAAGATCCCCGCATCCACCAACTCATCCACGCAACGCCCGACTGTACGCCTATTCAATCCGGTCATCTTGCCATAATAAACATAGGCATCATGCGAACTGAATGTATCGATCCTATGCCTTTCGCAGATGGACCATAAAACGAGCTTGGTTGCCGGACGCAAGGATGTATCTCCCGCACGGGAACGAAACCATTTCCACACGCACGATTTCAATTTCGAATAACTCTTATACTTACTCAGCACGGACGCACGAACGCATCCGGATTCACTCTCTTTATCCGGGATAGAATTTTCAATCCACCAGAATTGATCGTTCATTCATACACTCGCTGAATATAGGGAGGCCCTTCCAGGGGCCTTCCTATTTGTCTTGTTTTGGATATATGGTACATCTAGTACCTATGAAGGGTATTACTAGTGCCATAGTATGGTACTACTAGTGCCATTAAACGAGAAGATTGTGCAACCAGGCATGGAGAAATTACCCCATTTTGGGGGGTAGAGCCGGGGTAATTCTCATCATTAATTAAGGAGAGTAGAATCCCGATTGCACAATCAAAGTTTAACATTATTACTGGTGATTACCGAAGGCTAATTGATGAATAATATTCTCAATCGATTTAAGGTTTCGCTTATCTTCCATGGTTGGCTTGGCCTTTTTAATGATAGGTTTACCATGTTCAGCTAACGCATTAATAATTAACTGCACTTCTTTATCACTTGCTTGAATTTTTACTAGCATTTTTATTTTCCTTTTTCTTTCTTTTGTTAAATATTCTATCGAAGTTGTCTCGATATTCTTTTGTATAAATTAGATCCCTTGGTTTATCTCCTTTACCCGCCATGCTTCACCTCTTTTTTATTATTTTTTGGTGGATAAGCATTTGCCACCGCACCACATTCATTACATTTAAAAGTAATCTTGAGATTAAAACAGTCGTTGTAATAACTAATATCTGTTTCTTTCACCACTTCCATGTTGGCATTACAGTTAAAACATTTCATTTTTTAACTCCTGGTAATTGTTCAACATCAAACGATCCGCATGGGTAATTAATCATATATTCCTCCTTTACTCATATTAAAAATCAAAGTTAATGTTTTTCTTTTCATAAACTTCCAGGACTGCCTCACGCCTTATCAATGTCATGGCATTGGTATCCATCTCGCTAGAGTTAGCCTTGACCACCTGGAAATTTACAACTCTGGTTCTATCAAATTCTAATCCCTCATCCGCACAAATATTTTCCGCAGTCTTTTCATCTGCCAAAGATATTGTGGCGGCCATCCTCATACCATCAACGATAGCGGCGGATCCTCTGATTGATGAACGAGAATCCCAACTTGATTCCTGGGCCTGGAGTCCGGCTTTACTCATATGATGGATAGATAAAACGGAACACTCAAACTTTGATGCAATGGAAGAACAAAACTGACAATACAATTGAGCCGCTTCCTGGCTCGTTGTAATCGGTGCTGCAACAAAAGATTGTATTGGATCTATGACCACCAAAGATAAATCTGGAATCGTTGAGATCTCATTGATTAACTCATGGGCCTCGGGTGTGAGATCTAATCCTCTAGCATCATCTTTTAATAATATTAATGGTTTAGGGGCATCCGGAACTGTATAGGCAAAAACGTCATACTCCGCATCAAATCTTTTATCACCTTTATCTAACGCTTTGGTCCGCCTAAAGACTTCACTTCTATCATCCTCGGCCATTAACATTAAAACATTACCGGCATTTTTAATTGGTTTATTTAACCAGGTGCCTTGCCCTTGTGATACTTTGATTGCTAAATCTAAGGCCAACATACTTTTACCAACACCACCAACTGCCGCCAATAAACTAGGTTTAGATTTTTCTAACAATCCCTCAACCAACCAGGAACGAGGCGGTGGTTCACCCTTTAATTGTTTAATAGAGAAACTTCTAATGCCTAAACCTTGATCGCTTATCTCTAACTTAACTGCATCTAGGCCTTGCTTGATAGCCAAGTCATTGAAATCACCTTCAATGGATGGGATTCTAACCAAACAATTGTAATACCTGGTGGCTATCTCTTCCGCTTTCTTGCGTCCGATATCAGTTTTATCGTTATCAAAGGCTAAATAGATCCTGGCGTCCGTCTTTTTTCTTATGTTTTCTACTGCATCATTACCAAAGTTAGCTGAAAAAACACAAGCCACGGGTATTTGTGTTGCATCCCATACGCTTACGCCTGTAGCCATGCCTTCAACCACGACCAAAGATTCAACTTTGTTTAAAGAATTAAAATCAGTACCAATTAAAAAGATGTTGCCTTTAACTTGACCGGCAGAGACAAACCTTTTGGATCCATCTTCCTGGATATATTGCAATGATCTAATTTCGCCATCTAAATTATAGATAGGCACGACCAAAGATTTATTGTGTAGTTTTAAAGAATAACTTTTGATTTTTTTAGCTTCCAGGTAAGGATGCTTGATAACTTCTGAGTAAGTTTTAAAACGATTCTGACAATCTTTTGCAACTTCCTCATACCTTTGTAGCTTTTGTTTCTTGGCCTCTTCCTGGGCCTGTTGCATCTTTAACTGTAGATCTTGTCTTTCATTTGGAGTAAGTGTATTGATCTGGACAGAACTCCATTTGTATTCCGCCCCCGTTCTCCAATTTCCGTAAGTTGCGAATATGTGATTATGAACAACATTAATAACATACCAACCTGATTTCTCATTACCTTTATCCGGCCTCACTCCCGGAGTTGCTTGTACTGGGATCCTTACCAGATCCCCACTTGTGTTTAGAAAGCCGACATTTAATCCTATTGTTTGCATTTCTGCAATAAGATCAGCTTCATTGCCTCTATTTTTTTCTAAATAACTCTTATCTTTATTCAGTCCGTGTCTTATCTTGTATTTTGTAAGATCCATCTACCCCGTTCCTTGCCCTTTCGTTGGCGTGTTTTAAATATTCCCTGGTATAACTCTCAAAAAAATTGACCCTATCGTCCTCACTCCAATCACGAAACGCCCAACTTTTATTTTTAACAGAAAATTCCTTATATCTTTCTTTCAGTTTAGATTTAGCATGAAGAACACCGGCCCTAGATACTTGTGCCACCTTAGGCGATCTATTACCTTTCTTAATCTCTTCTTGATGTTCCATGCTACAGGCTCCAAACCATTTACCATCAACCTCGACCAGAAGAGGCCCTACTGGATCGCCACAGCAACCGCATAGTGAGGGCCTATCTGATTCTAAAAAGTTAAAATGGAATGTTCTCTTCGACTTGACTGTTGGAAACAGGCTCATCCACCTTTACTTCTTTTGTTGACTTAGGTGCTGACCACCCCTTGCCTTTCATATCATCAATAGCAATGTAGCCTTTTGCATCTTTAACTGCGTGTGCTCTTACTCTTGAACCAACCATAGCGGAACTATCATCCGGAAAACCATCCGGAAATCCACAGGCTAGTGCCAATCCATGCAATGATGATAGACCAAGGTTAATCGCACCTTCACTTGTATCATGGTCTACTGTAAAAGCATGACCAATCATAAAGTTAGGTTTATCAACGACTCTAAAGAGAACCTTTAAAGCCACCCATCCATTCTTACCCTGGATTTCCTCATCAGAAACATATTCAAAATCATATGTTCCTGGTTCGAGTTCTTCCAAAATACTACTTTCGGCCTGAGCCTTATACTTACTTAAATCCATATATACTCCTTATCCTGGATCGTAGCTGTGATAGTCCGAGATATATTCCACGAACTCTTCACAGTCTTGGTTAATACAAATAAGTTGATGTAAGCCATCGAGAGGCAAATCGTTGTTATCTGGATCCATGCTATCAATCAAAGGATTTAATAACTTTTGGATCTTAGCCATAACACGCTTTGTTCTTTCGACTTCCCCCAACTTACTCACCTTTATCTTCCCCCAACATAGCCTTTCTAATTTCTGGCCATGAGAAGGGAAGAACATCCGGTAATGCGTACCTATTTTTTGCAAGATAGGCAGGTTTCTCACGACAGTAAGCAACCACATCACCAGACACCGCTTTTGTTGTCATTGTTCCACCTTTCCCTTGGACCTTCATAGTTCCAAGTTTATAGTTTGCAAAGAAACAACAATCGCTGTGTTCCAAAATTAAATCGGCACTTTTTCGGTGAAGCTTAAGTTCATGGCGGTCAAAAGCTTCTATCTCTGGAGACTCAAATCTTTTGATCTGATTATGTGCAATTTGCAAAATAATCATACCCTTATCTTCACGCAAGACATTTAACAGATCTATGTATTGACGCCAGTATTTAAGCACCTCTACATACCCCTTACCATATCCAGGCTGTTCAATCGATTTCCAACCATTGTCTTGACAAGCCTTATCCCATATTAATGGTTCAAGCCAATCCAAAGAATCAATTACCACAGTTTTAAATTCGTGATCTTCGTTTATTAATTCTCTTAATCTTTGTAAGACACCAAGGTTTACGTCCTTATCATGTTCCTTTTCTTTATCAAAAGCCGGACACAACGGAAATTGTTGTGCATCAATGCTTCCCATACCATCTTCTGTAAGAATAAAGATTGGCTTTGGCATAGACGCACCAAAGGTCGTCTTACCAATACCAGGACCACCATACAATACAAATCTTGGTGGTTTCTTTTTAGACTTAGTTCTTATATCAGCTAACGACATTTTTACCCCCTTCAAGTAATTTTTTTAATTCGTTTTTATTAAAGTCCAATAAAATAGTTAATCTTCTTAGATCTCTAAGAAGACCATCTCTTTGCTTTTTATCAGACTGCCATTCGTTATATATAATAGAAGCCTCAGTAGATAACTCAGACTCTTTATACTCCACACCGCCTTCCTCGAAGACGATCACCGGTTCTTCAGACATTATTTTTCTCCCGTATTAAGTTTAAAAGTTTCACAAAGACTGCGTCCATTACAGAATTTGCAATGATCCCCAAATACATATTTAGGGTTTTCATCCATACAGGCATCCGCCCGTGGTTTCAGAAAATCGAATCCCCAGTTAGCAAGATTTTCTCCGGTGGTTTCCCATGTCTTAACCGCCCGTTCTTTCTTTACTCCCCTGGGTTGAACTATCGTTAGTTCCATAATTGTTTCAGCATTGCCATACCTGGTTAATGCACCCAGGCCATAGATCATTAGCTGTTTGTTATATTCCGGTGAGACTTGCCATTTACCAGATTTTAAATCTATTACACATATGCGACCTTCTGAAAGAATAATTGCATCAGCAGTACCCCATATGTTTTCACTTATCTCTTCCATTGAAACTTGTTCTTCAATTAACAATTTACCATTAAGTTCTTTTGTTCTTGTTTCCACATAGTCTGTATAGATCTTTGCACAATCGATCATTTCTTGATCTATCTCTATCTCAAAGTCCTCAACCATTTCAACTTTGCCAAGCCAATAATCTTCTAAAGATATATCACCATCTAAATGTCCTTTCATTAATATCTCAGACATCTGGTGAACCAAAGTTCCAGTCACGGCCGGGATGCTTGTGGTGTACGGAACTTGTGCCGCCAACTTAGGCATACCAGGACAGACAGTCCATTTGTCTGAAGCTGAAGGGGATAGTAGTGCGTGTTTACTAGGCATTGTTGGAAATGTAAGATTCTTTTTCTATTCTTTTAACATCATCAAGATCATACAAAATGGTGCCGGTTATTTTCCAATAACCAGGTCCAATACCTTTTGATCTTTTATTGTCTATTGTTTTTTTGCTAACACCCCAGCGTTTGGATAGTTCGTCAGCATCTATAGTGTTATTGATGTCAAATTCTTTCAGATCTTTTATTTCCATAAATTTCCCTTTTCTCAGATTTCACCTATAATACCTCAATATTACTAATAATGGTAATATTTATTTAAAAATAAGGAGTATTTATGTCAATAGACAAAGCTGCACCACAGGACTGGGATCAAGCAAGAGATCGCTTGGCCTCCAACAACCAAATAGGTGGAGATCACTACAATAAGGGAACCAAGATTGAACCGATAGATTACATAGTCGCAAACAATATTGGTTGGTGTTTGGGGAATGTAATTAAACTTGTGACCAGAGATAAGCATGACAAGATTGAAGATCTTATGAAGGCCAAGCATTACATAGACCTGGAACTTGAAAAGGTTTACGGGTTAGATAGTGATGGTAATAAGATACCAGAGGAGCTATTAAAAAAATCCTTATAGGAGTAATAATGAACTTATCTGATTTTGATGATCCGGTATTAAATGAAAGGAATAACAATACACCTGTTTATATAAATAGATACATTGCTCGTTCTTTAATTGATGTAGCTGGATCAAAAAATAAAGATCCTCAAGCGTTAGCGGAGTATTTTCTACAAGTAGGAATAAACTCCGTTAAGCATTACAAGGATCAAGAAGTTAAATTTGATATTGAAAGTCTTTAATTAAGATCTTTTAATATATCTTTGATGTTATTTACAGCATCATTGTTTTTCATGTGTTCATCAACGATGGTTAATCGACCTTGATCTAAAGGTTTGGAAAACACCACATTTCTATGTGGTATAGAAACAAAAGCAAACACATCTATCTCATTATCTTTATATCTTCTGTGTGCAACTCTTTGACCTTTACGCATATCAAACCGCCAATTCTCTCTGCCTTGTTCTATTTTAGATTGAGTTTTAACTTGGCATTTATACAGTTTTAAATTATGTTCAAAGATAATATCTGCGGATGAGTTGTGTGGAACAATGGTTACTGTGTCAGAAACTTGAGAGAGGATTGCTGCTGTGAGATATTCACCAAAACGACCAACTCGTTCTGTTGCTAGGGGCATTTTATTCTTCTAGTTTTTCTAATAGTTTTAGATCTATTTTTTCTTGCAAATCAGGATATCGCAACCAAGTTTCAAATCTGGCAATTTTGTTATTTTGCTCCAAGGTTTTTTTGATTTGTTGTTTTTTTGCGTAAGATGGCAAGAATTTATATTCATCAGATTGTATTAAATCTAGAACTTGTTGTTTTGTATTTAATAATTGATGTTGTGCCATCATATATTCATATTGTTCAGGCGTTAAATCAACTCCCTGTACTGTTCTTCTTGGCATACTTGGATAATATTCAATATCTAATAACTCATTAAAAACAATATCATTGGTTATTTGTTGCTCCCTCGCAGGAGAAAATACTTTTCCAACCCTACCAAGAATATCCGGAGCCGCACCTGGAGAATATTTTATAGGCTCTCCAAATAGGTTTCTTTTTGATGGAAGGTTAGGTGACATTCCAGGAGTTTTATTCATAACAGCATCAAGTAATCCTCTTACATCCCTTACATATTCATCGTCATATCTTCTTATATATCCAGATACATTAGGTATTGGACTGGTTAAAAAGTTTCTTATGTAAGTTGGTCCATATCTTTCAGGATCATCCATTGCTTTTATAAGATCGGATACTCCACGCAAATAAGTTTTATTTGTTATATTGTCCGCAAAAGATGCAACCATATAAGTTCCAACCTTTAACAATTCTTCATTTAATTTTTCAAGAGTTACATCTTCTTCTGCAACCAAAAGGTTATCATTTACCATATTTACAACATTAACAAAGTCTGCTGTCAAACCGAGCAATATTCCAAATGGCTCAAATCTTTGATAAGAAATATATTGATCTCCAACTTTAATTGAATATTCTTGCCACCCAGTTTCTCTAAGAATTGCTCTTTCTCTTGGATCTTCAGGCCCTCTTCCAGTTATTAATCCTTGATTTGCATACAATCCAAGAACAGACATAACTCCACCAGTAAAAAGCATTTTTGATCTTGCTATATCTGCTTCTGCACCACCAGCATCAATTGCATCTTTGTATCTTTTAGAAATCACGCCTAACGGAGTTCTTTCAAAAGCATATTTAACAATATTTACCGGAGTTCTAATAAATGGTGCAAAAAATCTTCCTAATTTAAACCATGGTTGAGACAAAATATTTTGTGTAGCTTGTCCAAATTGACCTAATGGATTTGTGTATGTTTGATATCTTGCATAGTCTGTGGCTCTTAAATCTAAATCCGGAGCTTGTTCCAATGGATTTTCTAATATTTCTTTTACCCTAGCTCTCACAGAAGATAGGCTTTTTTTACCTTCTTTAATTGCTTGTCTGGTTGCTAATCCCATTAACTCTTGTCTGTAATTTATAGCTTTAAAAAACAAATCTTCTGCCGCTAATGCTCTGGTTGGTATTCTTATAAATTTACCTTTAAGACCACTAATAGATTTTTGCCTAGCTAATTCTACTTTTAAAAATGGATCATTAATAAAATCTTCATCTAACAATGCTTTAGAACCAGCTTTTAAACCATCTGCGAAACCAAGAAGATTTCCTAATAATCTGGCTCCAACTTCTTTGAATGTTATTCTATCTGCTGCTTTTGCCCCTCTAAGCAATCCAAAAACTGCGGCTGTTCCTTGCTCACCTACAGATAATAAAATATTACTAGCGTTGCCAATCATATTTACAAAATGTGTTGGGGGTGCTGATAGCAAAGCATTTATCCATGCTTCTTGTATTTTATCTAATGCAGATGGCTTCCATGCTTCTTTAAGAAATTTACTTACTTGAACAGGATTATCTAATTTAGAAATAGCATCAGCCATAACATCTAAAATATCAGCACGACCTTTATTTTCTTTAAAATATTTTGTTATAAATTTTGTATTTCTTCCGTCTTCCGCTTTTACCGGAACATCAAAAGACTTTAATACTCTACCTGCTTCTGCTGCCTGGCCAACAAGTCTTTCTAAAATACTTACATATCTAGTAATTGCTAAATCAAATTCATATTTTAATTCAGGTGTAGATTTTGTAGGATCTTTCATTGCAGAACTTAAATCTGTAACTTCTTTCAATGCCTCTGCGTGTGCAACTCTTAACTTATACATATTAACAGGATCAAGAACTTTTCCTGCTTGACCATCTAAAAGTTCATCTATTGATATTCCTGTTTCCTCAGCTAATGCTTTTAAATTTTCTCCATTACTACCAAATTTAGTTACATTTCTAGCAATTTCTAATGGTTCTTCATAATCTTTGGCTATTTGTTCTAAAGTTTTTCTTTCAGGAATACTTGTATCTAGCCTATTCATGTTTACATTAATAATATATTTAGATTTTATCTCAGGCCTTTGTCCAACTTCAGTTGGTTTTTTTATTACTTGTGTAAATTTACTATTCAAATCTACATCTTTTACATAATCTTCAAACTCTGTTCTAAGTCTTGGTATTACATCTGCAATATCTTTTTCAGACAAAGGTGGTGGATTTATACCAGGATCTTTTAAATTTTTTAAACTAGGCAAACCAACATTACCCTCTATCAAATCTTGTTCTATTGCTTCTTTTCTTGCGTTTTGAGATTTAGCCAAAGAAGCCATTTCGTCAAATGATTCTGTTTGTTTTGTAGAAGCATCTAGCAATAATTGTATTTCTTCGTTGGTTGATTTTTCGGGTCTAATACCAAAGGATTTTAATAATTCTTTTTTATCTTCTATTTCTCTAACAGAGTTTTCCCATTCTGCAATTTTATCTATTTCAGATGAACGAACAGGATTCGTTTCAAACAATTCCATAAATTCATCAACGCCTATTAACGTATCAGGCTCACCAGGACGAGGCACTGGCAACCAATTATCTTCTCTCATTCTTTGCACTATTTCATCTGTGTCGAAGCCATCAGATTTAATATAAGGTTTTCTAGTTTTTTCTGCCATTCGACTAAATTCACGACCGATTTGTGATTCAGGATTAATTCTATTTTTTCTTAACCATGACTGAAAATCATCTACTTTAGGTCTTGCTGGTTCTTTCAAAGAAGATGGCATTTTTGTTGGTCTTGACTCTTCTATTACAAATCGTTTTGCAGTATCTAGGCTTTCAAAAGTTTGCTCAAAAGGAATAAATTGAGTTTGCTTTTCTAGGTCAGATGCTTTTAATTCACCTGTAATATCTGCTTCTAGTCTTTGATTTATTTGTTCTGGTGTTAGTGGTTCGGTTTTAAAAACTCTAAATAAACCAGGTGTTTGTTCGGCAATTTCAAAGTTATCTTTTTTAATCTTTGCTGTGTATACATTTCTATCAGCATCGTAATTAAATGGTGTTTTTGTTGCCTCAGATCTTTGCTTTCTAATTGCTTCCACTGTAAGACCAGGCTCTTCTATAGGAGTTTTAGGAATTACTTGTTCAACTTCTTTATTGGCCTCTTCGGCTTTTTGCACAGCACTTTCGCTTGTTTGCAATGTTTCTTCAGGAACATCTTTTTTTCTAATATTTTTTATTGCCCTTAAACTATTAAATACAGTTTCAAAAACGACTCCGGTTGCAGCACCCTCGATTGCCATTTTTAATCTACCGACCGCACGAGGATCATCCTTGTCTGCTTGTAAAAATTCTGTAACTGGATTTTGCAAAGATGGAAAAGACTCTATAAAATTAGACAATCTTTCTTCTGTGGGAGAAAAAGCAAATTGTTCAGCAGCAGTACCAAAGACTGCAGATCTAATCCCTTTTTGCAATAAAGATGCACCTTCTCTAACAGGACCAGCCGCTTTTGAAAGGCCCCCAAAAGGTATTGCAATACCAGTAAGATCTCTTGCAAAACTTCCAACAGGAACATCTACACCTTTAACCTCCAATGATGTAGTTGGTTCTTCTATTTCTGGTAAATCAGGGGTTACATCTATTAACTTAGAATAAACAGCTTTTATTGGATCATATTTTCCTTGAAAGGCTAAAGATTCTTGTAAGTTATCTTTAGTAACTTGAGCCACATCTCTTATAGCACCAGCACCAATTCTATATAAGTTTTCTATAGTGCCTACTTCTTCTTTTTCAAAATTTTGAAATGTTTGCTTTTTAAACTCTGATAGAGTTATTGGTTGTGCTGGTTTTGCAGAATCTTCAGATAATTTTTTTTTAAATTCGCTTAGGGTTAATGGTTGATTTGGTTCTGCCATGATTCATTTTAATCCACTATAATCACATTATTATTAAATTTCACATAGCTTCCTTTTGGATATTTTTCAGCTTCATCTAAAGAGGTTATTTCTACCGGATTATCTTTAGTTCCTTTTGCCACCGATTGACTTCCTCCTGGAATACCTCTAGTTCTTCTCTCAAAAACATCAAGGTTTTGTATAAACGCTTCTAATTGTAAATCTTCCGCAGATAATTTTTCGCCACTAGCATATTTTTTTGCCAAATATGCTTTGTAATCTGCAATGGTTTTTTCTTTTTCAGGCTTTTGTGTTTCTAGGAACAAAGCAGCTTTCTCTCTTAGACTTAAAGCCTTTAACAATCTCTTTTGACTTTCAGGCAAGTTAGACTCGTCAATCGCTTTGTTGATCTCAGCCTCGCTCTGTGCGGTTGCTTGTTTTAATTCTTTTTGTTCTTGCATCTGTGATGCAAGTTGTAATCTTTTAGGATCACCGGATAGTCTTGCGGTTTCGATGTTAAGAATGTCTGCTAGTTTTTGAAATGAATTTGCCATAATTAATTAACTGCCTGGAGTGTAATATGTCTGGAATCCAGGGCCAAGAGAGTATGTTTGCTGTGCTGGTTGCGTTATAGATGGTTGAGATGTTCTCATGCCACTAAAAGCACTTTGCATAAATGGAGAACCAAGAATGTTTAGTGCAGATGTTACGCCTTCTAATGAAGATGGTTGATAAGCAGATGTTCCACCAAACTGAGGTTGACCGCTAAGACCTTGAGCCAATAAACCAAGTTGTTGTTTTGGATAATCTAATGCTCTGCCAAATTCTTGGTAAGGAACATCCAACGCTCTTTGTTGTAAAAGTTGTTGTTGACCACCGATACCACCAAGTAATCCAAGGCTTCTGTATTGTTCGCCTAAGAGTTGTTGTTGGATACCAGCCTGAAATGCCCTATCTCGCATCTGTCTTTCGATGTCTGATTCTGCGGCTCTTTGTGCCTGTTCAAAACCAGCTTGTCTTAATGCGGCTGAAGTTCTTGCCTTTTGTTCTATGTAAGGTCTGGTTGCTTCAGTTTCAAGTAAAGCAGATCGAGAACCACCAAATGCACCAGCTTTAATTGCTCTTGATTGTGCTAATTGTTGGGCAATATCAGATTGTCTCTGAATATCAGCCATAGTTTGATCTATCACTTGTTGCTGATAAGGTGATTGATATGCACCAATATCTGCTTGTAATAAACCTGGTGTTGGTTTTTGGCCTAATTGACTAAGTGTTCCAAGCGGATCGTATTGTTGACCAGCTTCAAACATACCACGGGTAGCTTGAAAGGCTCTAAGTTGATCCGGAGAAAATCCAGCAACTCTTTTGCCTGTGTAAGGTACAAATGGTTGAGCCGCAATGCCCTGAGATCTTCTGTAAAGATCTTCATACATGGCCTGTTGCGCAGGATCCATCTGTGTAACTGTTTTGCCTGTTTCTGGATCAAACGCTTGTTTTGCTGCCGCCGCCGATCCAACTACTGCAGCTATTGTTGGTATTGCTTGTGCCATATATCTATCCTATAACTCTTTACTTATCATGTATTCTTGTTCAAATCCAAGGTGTTTAACCTTTCTAAACCAACCTTTACGACCAATTCCAGTAATTTTATCTATACCTATTTCTCTTGCGTAGTTTTCTATACTTTTATAAATCTCTTCCACTTCTTCATATTTACCAGCTATGCAGAGAATGTGTAATACTTTCTTGTTAGGAAAAACTACAAATTCTGTAACAATAGCTGATTTTTTACCTGGCCATAATAAAGCTATTCCATTTCTTATTTTATCTTCTATGTCTTCAATTGTATAGGAGTCTTGGTATTCTATAGCTTTTTCAATTAAAGGCTTACAGCGTTGCCACTGCACTTCCCACTCTTCGGGTTCTTTTTTAATTGGTATGACTTTATTAATCGCCTTTTCCATATTCAACGATACTCATGTGTATATCTAAATTACCAGCATGATTGCCTTGTACTTTAATAATTTCACCTTGATGAATAATAATGGGTCTTTCTAATAGCTCTGTAGTGCTGTTAGCAGTAATAACCTTGC